GTATGGTTGATGAGCTGACAAAATCAATAGATCGAGAAATATTGAATTCGATTTATGCTGCAGAAGTTGCCGCTGGAAATAATCCAAAGTTTGTTTCAAAAGCAAATTTCTTAGGATTTGATGCATGATTGTTCCCAATCAATTGAAGATAGTCACGCCTTCGAATGTTGGTAAAACCGGTTCTGAACTTCTGGTTTTTCGTAGATCTATTCTATGGAAAGGTAAGCGATTTGTATATTGGAAGATCTCAACCTCTTCTGGTTCGATCTATGCCCCATACATTCCGTTGTTCAAGGTTACGCTGTATGATCAGTAAGAAGATGATCGCCGAGATCCGCAAGACGGCTCCTGACGCTATTGCTGCTGCGATCCTGAGTGTTCAACCGATGGATGACGCTCGCAAAGCGTTCAAAGAACTGTATGATTATTTGGTTGCGAACCCCGGCATAGCTCTGGTGTTCAAATCACGTGAGCGAGAACAACATAATGGCACCGAAGAAACAAAAACAACAGAAGGAAACAATTCCAAAATCGGAAAAGCCGAAGGCTGAATACACTCCATTCGACTTCATCAATGCTGTTTCATGGGACAAACGTGATCTGATTCGTCAATCCGAAACTCCAGAGATAGCAGAGAAGCTTTACAACCCATTTCTGACGAACCGTGGACTTTCGTACCACATGTCGTCTATCATGGAAGCGAACATCCTGAACCAAGTCCATTATTTGGACAAACAGCTCCAGTTTGACTGCGCGCTAAATATGGTCAGAAAAGAAAAGCGCTTCTCGAAATGGTTTAAGCCAGAGTCAAATGAAGTAATTGAGCTGATCTGTAAGCACTACCAGTGCAACATACGTCGCGCCCAAGAATACGCTTCGATCCTTACTCAGGAACAAATCGAGGAGCTTCAAGAGAAACAATTTACAGGTGGGATGAAGCGATGATTTCTGTTGACACAATGGTAGAAGTTCGGCTGAACAAGGAAGACGATTTCTTGAAAATCAAGGAGACGCTGACTCGCGTCGGTGTTGCGTCTGAACGTACAAAAACACTCTACCAGTCTTGCCATATTTTGCACAAGCGTGGTCGCTACTACATTACCCACTTCAAGGAAATGTTCGCTCTCGATGGAAAGCCAACATCGCTAGATGATGAAGATGTCCAGAGGCGTAACACTATCATCCAGTTGCTTTCTGATTGGGGACTTCTGACTGTAGTTGATCCTTCGCGTATTGCTGACGCTGCTCCAATGAGATTGGTCAAAGTGATTCCTTTCAAAGAAAAGGATCAGTGGCAGTTGGTTGCGAAGTACAGAATAGGAAAGAAATGATGAGTGAAGTGATGACGAGCTTGGACGATTTGTTTGCTATGCAAATTGATGTGTGCAAGCGCAATAACATGAACGTAGCAATGTTGTTTTATTTGCTGTGTGATTTGAAGCCATTGACCATCCCAGTTCAGATAACAATGACTTCTGAGATTGATGGTAAGCAAACTCCTTGCTATGTTGAGGAAGAAGTTCCTGGAACTTTGGCTCTTAGGAAACAAATCGAGAAACTTGTTTGGCAAGAAGGCAATTCTATATCTCTTGATACATCGGATTTGATTTTCACTGGCATGAGTGGATCACTGCCTTGCTTTTGGACACGAGCAGCGAGGGAACATTCACTATGAATTACACGCAATTGTTCCAAGATCAAGCCAACAAGGTATTTGCAGAACATCCTGATTCACAGAACATCAAGGTGTTCTACATTCTTCGCTCAGTCATTTTTGACGAGGAAGAACGGAGAGTGTTTGGTGATCTCCTTGTTGAGATCAAGTCACTTTCCTTTGATCGCGATGTTGGTATCGCTGAAAACGATGCTGCATGGTTTGATGCTGAGTGTGTTCCTGGCAAAAATTTGTTGAATGGAATGCCACAGTTCTACACAAAAGAGTTCGCACAAAAGTTCCCGAACATCTTGATGATTTAACATGATGAGGTTTTGATGACTGACGTATTTTATGGTAGTGGGTTTGTAGCAACCGAAGAAGCAACTGCTGACGATCTGTTCGTTAATGCACTTGCTCTCTCAAATTTCAAGAAGGTCTATGAGTTCATGGAAGTGTTCGGCCAGGAGTGCCGCGACTTCCCGAGCTTCCCTGAAGAGCGCATTCAGCAGCTCCGCCAAGACCTGATCGAGGAAGAGTTCAACGAACTCAAGCAAGCTATTGCAGAGAAAGATGTGGTCGGTGTCGCCGACGCACTCTCTGATCTCCTCTATGTTGTGTACGGCACAGGTATCGCTTTTGGTATCGATCTGGACGCCTGCTTCGCAGAAGTCCACGCCTCCAACATGTCCAAGCTGGGCGAAGATGGAAAGCCCATCTTCCGTGATGATGGTAAGGTCTTGAAGGGACCGAACTACTTCAAGCCAGATCTGTTCAATGTCATGTTCCAAAATCAGGGATCGCCGGAACCGGAGACGATGGATGTCGTTTCTTGTGAAGCGCGCGAGGACGGTTTGTACGACGTCACGATGAAGGATCAATCCGGCGTCCATCACACCTTTGTGGCGCGCTATGACATTGATACGGAGTCCCTGCAGCTGCTTTGAGGCAGCTAAGTTGTTGATTTTACTAGGATTTCTTCCCTTTACTTTCCCTTAACAACCAGGTACAATGAACTTGGGAATCCAGGGGATAACATGGCCAAGCGGAAGCCGAGAAGCGACCGTAACCATGTCCTCTATAAGCTAACCAATCTGGCAACTGGCGACTTTTACATTGGTCTGACGGTCATACGATCAGGCAATGTTAAACGGTCATTGGCCATACGTTGGCGGGGACATTGTTACAAGGCTTTTGTTGAGATGAAGGACTGGCCAATGCCGTCCGCCATCCGGAAGTATGGGGAGAAATGTTGGACGCATGAACCGCTGCAGGTGATTAGAGGAAAGGCGGCTGCGCATGTCGCAGAAGTCGCTCTGATCAAGCAGCTGCGTCCATACTACAATCTCGCTAGCAATTGATGAGGTAAAACTATGAGCACACATTCGTGTGATTGGGTGGTCACGCGCCTATATTCGCGTGACCCGAACGCAGACTTGGGTCGTACCGACCTGATCGCTGAGGGTACGGTCATTGAGCTTATCACGCCAGAAGAGCTCAATGAGATCGAAAAGGGAACCGTTCTGTACGACATCTTCGGGTTCCCGGCAACCGTCGGTGTAGACGATCTAGATACCGATACGCGTGGTGGTTATCTGGCTTACGGTCGAATCAAGGAGTAAATCATGCCGCTCTACCGCACGATGTACATCGTTGAGGTGAATCGTGGTGGTTTCAGATCGCGTGGTACGTGGGACAAGGTTCTCAGAACCGAAGATCATGATGAAGTCGTAGCGAAGACGAAGGAATTGCTCGCTGAGAACATCGAACTGGAAATCGTGATCACCGTTGAGAAACAGTTGATCTGATCTTGACTCACAATTAGTGTTCTTGCTGAGGGGACATGCTATATTAGTGTGTCCCCTCTTTTCATTTCTTCCTCCGCAACAGGAGATTCTATGGCAGAAGCAAACACCGGCGGTATCGGTGACGTCAGTGCAAATACAGTTGGCTCAGGCGCCCGTTTCAATGCAGGAAAGATTCAATACGAATTGATCCCTACCCATCTTCTCGAATCGACCGCAAAGGTCTTCATGCATGGCGCGAAAAAGTACGCTGCCTGGAATTGGTGTAAGGGAATGCCTTACTCTGCCGTGATTGGATGCATCAAGCGTCATCTGGCGGAAATCGAGAAAGGCAACGATTACGATAATGGCGAAAAAGGTTCTGGTGAACGCCACATCGGTCACATGATCTGTAATCTCTTGATGCTCGAACAGTATCAGAACATGTGTGAGGCTGATCCGGAAATCAAGAAGCAACTTGATGATCGTCCGACTCAGTGGTTCGAGTATGGCAAGCAACAGGGTCTTAAGTGAGCAACAAATTCTACACACACGTATATCAGCGTCGTGGTGACATCCTGGTTCGTGGTTACAAAGATGGTAAGCGCTTTCAACAGAAAGTTGCATACAAGCCTTATCTGTTCGTAAGTGATCGCACTGGAAAGCCCAGCAATTGGCGCTCTCTCTACAAAAGCCGTCCTCTTTCTCGAATGGATTTCGGGAGCATTGGTGACGCTCGTGAATTCCTTCAGAAATACGAGGATGTAGGTGGATTCGATATCCACGGCTACACCAAGTGGCAGTATGTCTATCTGGCCGACGAATATGCTGGTTTTGTAGACTTCGATCTTAATCGAATCAACAAGGGTTATCTCGACATCGAGTGTCGTTCCAACAACGGTTTCCCGAACATCGAACGCGCTCTTGATGAAATCACTGCAATCACTATCTCTGATGGCAAACACTATTGGGTGTTTGTAACCGGAGATTACACCCCAGATGATCCGACCGTAGAAGTCATCCGTTGTAAGAACGAGACCGACCTTCTTGCGCGTTTCTTGCATCACTGGCGCGAGATGGATTTGGACGTGGTGACTGGTTGGAACGTTGAGTCGTTCGACTTGATCTATGTCTACAATCGCATGTGCAACATCCTCGGTCAGGAAGAAGCCGATAAGCTGTCGCCTTGGAATCACTGCGAGCGTTACAAGTTCTTCGACAAAATGGGTCGTGAGTGTCAGGCAGTTCGCATTCAAGGTATTGCGACGCTTGACTACATGCAACTATATCTCAAGTTCACGTATCACAAACAGGAACAATACAGCCTCGGTTACATTGGTAAGGTTGAGCTTGAGATCGATAAGGTTGATTACAAGTCTCTCGGTTACAAAAACCTTGAAGAACTGTATCTGAACAACCACCAGTTGTTTGTTGAGTACAACGTTCACGACGTACGAATCGTTGTTAAGCTTGATGAGAAGATGGACTTCATTTCACAGGCTCTGGCTATTGCATACGACGCCCACGTGAACCTTGAAGATGCTGTGACTTCCGTGTTGCTCTGGGAAGTCATCATCCTCAACTACTTCAACACCAAGAATATCGCGATGCCTCCTCGCAAGCGTGCTAACAAAGGCGCAGCGATTGCTGGTGCGTATGTGAAGGATCCGAAGCCTGGTCGTTATGATTGGTTGGCTTCGTTTGACTTGGATTCGCTGTATCCGCATTTGATCATGCAATACAACATCTCGCCTGAGATGTTCGTTGAACGTGACTACAGTTGCGCGCCTGATGAATGGTTGAATCCGATGCGTGCTGACTATTGGCACGAGATGGCTCTGAAGGAACAAGTAGCGATTGCTGGTTCTGGATCGAAGTTCTTGCGTGAAGAACAGGGTTTCTTGCCTTATCTCATGCAGCACTACTACGATGGTCGTAAGAAGAACAAGAACTTGATGCTTGAATTCAAGCAGAAGTCTGCTGACGATCCATCGAATGCTGAATACAAGCGAAAGCAGATTCAGTACAATAACATCCAGATGGCGATGAAGATCATTTTGAACTCAGCCTATGGTGCTCTTTCAAACCAGTGGTTCTTGTTCTACAACGACGATCTGGCAGAAGCCGTGACGTTGTCTGGTCAGGTTGTGATTCAGTGGGCAGCTAGCCATCTGAATGACTTCCTGAATGATCTGTTGAAGACAAATGGCAAGGACTATGTGATTGCGTCCGACACCGACTCGTTGTACATCCATCTAGAAGCGATTGTGGAACAATTCAAACGTTCCAAGCCGGATGCTACGACTGAAGATGTGGTCAACATGTTGGATTCCATCTGCGGTAAGAAGTTGCAGCCTGAAATCACCAAGTTCTATGATGAACTCTGCCAGTTGATGAACGGTTATCAGTTGAAGATGCGCATGAAGCGTGAATCAATTGCTGAACGTGGTATCTGGACTGGCGGTAAGCGTTACATCATGCTGGTATGGGATGATGAAGGTGTTCGTTACAAGAAAGCCAAATTCAAGATGGTTGGCATCGAAGCAGTTCGTTCTTCAACCCCGACAGTATGCCGTGGTGCTATTGAAGAGGCTGCAGAGATTCTGATCGGTATGGATGAAGACAAGTTCATCAACTACATGGAAACCTTTGAACAGAAATTCGGTGATGCCTCACTTCCTGACATCGCTCGCAATTCTTCTGTGAAGGATCTGGCCAAGTATCGCAACGAAACCAAGTCTGTGCCTCCTCATGTCGCGGGTGCGCTCGCGTACAATGACATGATCAAGAAGATGAACCTTGGTGATTACTATCCGATGATTCGTGACGGTGATAAGGTCAAGTTCTTGAAGATGAAGACGCCTAATCCGACATTTGGTAAGTGGATTGCGTTCCCGAACGGCGAACTGCCTAAGGAGTTCGGAATCGAACGATACGTAGATCGCCAGGAACATTATCAGATCGGCTTCCTACAGCCCATGACCACGCTCGCGAACGCGGCTGGTATGAGCGTTGAGCGACGCCATTCTCTTAGTGATTTCTTTGGTTGATACTTCGTATACACTTACATACCCGAAATACAAGGAACACTATGGCAAATCCGCTAATTGATAAGCTCAAGAAGAATTCTACAATCAAGGAAACTGCTGTCCTTGAAGAGTCGACCTTCTTCAATAAGAAAGAGTTGACAACAACTGCCATCCCAGCACTGAATCTTGCACAGTCTGGTGAGCTTGATGGTGGTTTCGGTCCTGGTCTGACCGTGTGGGCTGGTCCCTCGAAGCACTTCAAGACCAACTTCCTTCTCCTTTGCATTGCTGCGTATCTGAAGAAATTCAAGGACGCCGTGTGCTTGTTCTACGATTCTGAATTTGGTACACCACAGGCTTACTTCAAGAGTGTTGGCATTCCTCTGGACCGTGTTGTCCATGTGCCTATCACGAACATTGAGCAACTCAAGTTCGACCTCATGAAGCAGCTTGATGGATTGGTGCGGGGTGACAAGGTATTTGTGGCAGTCGACTCAGTTGGCAATCTCGCTTCTAAGAAGGAAGTTGAAGACGCACTGAACGAAAAGGCTGTTACAGACATGACTCGCGCAAAGCAGCTCAAGTCTCTGTTCCGAATGGTGACTCCGCACTTCACCATCAAGGAAATTCCTTGCCACGTGGTTAACCACACATATCAGACTCAGGAAATGTACTCCAAGACAATTGTGTCTGGCGGTACAGGCGTCTATTACTCCGCTGATAACATCTATGTGCTCGGTCGTCAACAGGATAAGGATGGTGATGAGCTTGAAGGCTGGCACTTCATCATCAACGTCGAGAAGTCGCGTTATGTCCGCGAGAAGTCCAAGATCCCTGTGACTGTAAGCTTTGATCGTGGTATCTCGCCATGGTCAGGTTTGCTTGACCTTGCGCTCGATACAGGGCATGTTACTAAGCCGAAGGTCGGTTGGTACACTCGCCCACATTTGAGCGACGACAAGTCCTGGCGCAAAGATCAAACTAATTCTCCAGAATTCTGGTTGCCAATTCTCAAGAACACCGACTTCGCTGAAAAAGTGCGCGAGCAGTTCCAGTTGGCTGCGGGAGACATGATGTCTCAGACGCGCTACGACCAAGAAAACGTGATTGACGACGGAGAGTAATGAATGATCGAGCAACAAATTCTCAACGGAATCGTTTTCGATGAGGAATATGCTCGGACAGTGATGCCCTTCTTGAAGACTGAGTATTTCAGGGAGGATTCTCAAAATGTAGTCTTTGGTATGGTCAGGGACTACATTGAGAAGTACAATAAGAGTCCAACGCCGATGGCTCTTGCTATCGAGTTGACCAACAAGAACTCTCTTTCGCAGAATCAGTTTGACGCTGCGAAAGAGATCTTGAAATCGATGAAGCGTGAAGAAGTCGATCGCCAGTGGTTGATCGATTCTACAGAGCAATTTTGCCAGGATAAGGCAATCGTAAACGCAGTCATGGATGCGATCAAGATCATCGATGACAAGAATGGTTCTGTTTCTCGTGGTGCTATTCCGAAGCTTTTGGCTGACGCGATTGCGGTGTCATTCGACAATCGCGTCGGCCATGATTACTTTGATGGCGCAGGAGATCGTTGGGACTATTATCATCGCATTGAAGAGCGAGTTCCATTCGATATCGAATGGTTGAATAAAGTCACCAATGGTGGCGTGTGTAAGAAGTCGCTGAATATCATTCTTGGCGGCACTAACACAGGTAAGACCCTTCTGATGACGCACATGGCGTCAGCTAATCTGAAGGCAGGCAAGAACGTTCTGTACATCACGATGGAAATGGCTGAAGAGCGCATTTCAGAACGTATCGACGCCAACCTCATGGATGTTACAGTCGATGAGTTGAAGGACATGGATCGTGATGTGTTCCTTCGTAAGTTGGAGCATATCAAGAAGAACACAGTCGGTAAGCTGGTTGTCAAGGAATTCCCAACTTCTTCTGCAGGAGCTGCGCACTTCAGGCATCTTCTGAATGAGTTGAAACTCAAGAAGAACTTTGTTCCTGACATCATTTACATCGATTACCTCAACATCTGTTGCTCGACTCGTATCAAGGCTAACAGTGGTGCAAATTCCTACACGATCGTAAAGTCGATTGCCGAGGAACTGCGTGGACTTGCTGTTGAGTTTAATGTGCCTATCATTTCTGCTACGCAGACAACCCGAGGTGGTTATGATTCATCGGATGTTGACTTGACTGATACATCTGAATCGTTTGGTCTTCCGGCAACGGCTGACTTCATGTTCGCGATTATGCGAACAGAAGATTTGGACGCGTTGAATCAGATGTTGTTCAAACAATTGAAGAATCGATACTCGGACGTCACACAAAACGTTAAGAGCGTTATTGGTGTCGACAGACCCAAGTTCAGGTTTTATGATGTAGAACCGGGAGCCCAGAAAGATGTAATGACGGAACGTGCTACAGCGATGCAGCATTCGGCTACTGTAAACAGTGGCTCCTTCAACAAACGCCGGAAGCCTGAAGAGTTTGATTTCTCATGAAAATCGTTACATCCAATGTCCCAAAAGATCTATTCAAAATCACTCCGATCGCGATCAACTTCTTCGTCGAGAACTACTTTGAGCCCATAGCGCAGAGTCGAGTTGAGGAAATTGCTGTCCGGTTCCTTTCTGCTGGATATGGTCATGACATGGACACACTGGCATACTGTGATCATGATGAGGAAGGAAGGATTCCGTCTTCGTATGAATTGGTATTCAACAATGCTTATCGCAACATCAAGTACAAGCATTACATCACTACGATTTTCCATGAACTGACTCATGCTCATCAGTATCTGACTGGGCATCTAAGGACAGTAACGCCAAAGAAAGGTGATCCGTACACGGTCTGGAAGGGCAAAAAATACACATTGGATTTCAATTACTGGTTCCAACCATGGGAAATTGAAGCATATGGCACGGAGACATGCGCTTACTGCCATTTCGCAGACAAATTTCCTGAGTTGGAACTCAAACGTTACAAGAGCAAATACAACGGGCGCCATCTGGCACAACCCATGGAAGATCGAATCAAAAAGGTAATGTTGAGACTTAAATCATGATTACAGCCAAAATTGTTGCAGACTCCATCAGTGCTTATGGCGATCGCATTACAACATTCGAGCTTGAATATCCACGTTTCATTCACGCCGAGTTCATGACGCATCGTCTGTTTTCGCGGAACGCCGCTAGCTCGCGTGCCATCCCTGTTGAACGACAGATCGAACTGATTCGTTCCGAAACCGCGATGCCTATCCATTGGGGAAAGAACCAGCCTGGAATGAGCGCGAAGGAAGAATGCCATACTCTGATGAGCCAACATGATTTTCCAGAACCGAAACATACGGAAATCAAAGCGGTTGGTATGCTGAGTCGCCAAGGCGCGTGGAATCGTGGGCGTGATTTGGCTATCGAAGTTGCCACACAATTCATGATTGCTGGTTATCACAAGCAGATCGTGAATCGTCTGATGGAGCCATACGCTCATATCAAGGTCGTTTGTACCGCGACTGAGTATGACAACTTCTTCTATCTACGTCGCCATCCTGATGCTCAACCAGAAATTCAGGAACTTGCGAATCAGATGTGGGAAGCTCGTCAAAATAGCATCCCAACACAATTGCGTGATGGTGACTGGCACGTTCCATATTACCAGGATGGTTATTGGAAGCGCGATTTTTCTAGACCAATTTTTGTAGATCCAGTTGTTCAACCGAATCGCGATGTAGATGGAAACACCACCGAAGAAGCAATTGCGATTTCCGCCTCTTGTTGCGCGCAGGTCTCTTATCGCAAACTTGATGATTCGCTCGAGAAAGCTAAGCAGCTTTATCAACGTTTGATTGAGAGTAAGCCAGCACATGCTTCTCCATTCGAGCATCAAGCAACACCGATGGTGTTTTCTAACTGCACTCAAATTGATCCGTTCGTCGGGCTACAACAATTCAAGGGTGTAACGCATCTAGACAGAACTGGCAATTATTGGTCTGGCAACTTGCGTGGATGGATTCAGAATCGCCAATTGATTCCTGGTCATGTCTGCACGGAATACACTCCTTGAGAGTGTTGTTCACAGGTGGTCGTGATTTCAAAGACATTGACTATTTCCTTGAAACGGTCGAAGGCTTTGAAAAGCAACATGGCCAGATAACAGAGATCATCCATGGTGGAGCGAGAGGTGCTGACACCATGGCTGAAATCCTGTTCATATACTTCAAGACAAGTGAAGAACATGCGCGCGAGATTTCCAGAACCAGGAAGGACGCTGAATGGGATAAATACGGAAAGCGCAGAGCAGGTCCCATTCGCAACCAAGTAATGGTCGATCTGAAGCCCGATTGGTGCATTGCTATGCCAGGCAACAATGGTACTGCAGATTGTGTGAAGCGTTGTAAGAAAGCAGGCATTCCGGTATTCACTCATGATGACATCGATGAACAAGATTGAAGAGTTTGAGATCGAGAACCGACTCATTCAGGCTAACAACCAAGGCTTGGATGCTGAAACTTCTATTCGCTATGCTGCGAACTCTGTACATGTATCAGAGGAACGCGTGAAGGAGGTCTATGACTTTCTGTTCAATCTCCAAGATAGCATCGAAAAGAGGTTGAGTATCAGTATCTAAGGAGTTACATGGCAAGTCTATCAGCAGCAGAGCTGCGAAAATATGATTGGCGTCCAGCCATCTTCGTCAAGAAGCTGAAGGAGAAATCCAAGTTCGAGCTTCTTGACGGCAGGAAAGTTACACTCAAGCTGATGCCTGGTGTTGAAGATGTTCTTTATCATGGAACGATGCGTGAGCTACAAGAGCTCCGTTTCACTGACGGAAAGAAGAACGTCTACAAGCTGACCGACTTCCTGAAGAATGCTGAGTTCGGTGGAAAAGGACCTGGTGGATCAACGAAGAAGCAAGACATGCAACTTGCC